ATAAACTTCGGGGGAGTATTCAGCTCCTTGTAGTTCGGGAACAGCTGGTCGATCTGCTTGATGCCGTAATCACCCTCGGAATGCTCCAGATAATCCTCGGTAGCCTCCTTCAAAGTCAGGCGGCCCTTCTTGGCGTCATTGATGATGGTAGTCATAGCGTCATGGGACAGAACATCCTCAGTACGCTCGGTCTCTTTGTCAAAAATATTATGCTTCACTTCAGTTTCCTCCTCAGTGTCTTCGGTTTTCTTGCCTTTATTCAGAGCCATGCCAACCATGTAATCCACAACCTGCTTCTGTTTGTCAGACATGGAATCGTACACGTCTTTCACGGTCTCCTCATTTTCGGTTTTCTTAGTTTCTTCGGCCATCTCAGGCTCCTCCTTTTTGTCGTCGGAATGTTCAAGGGTGTCATCGAACTCACCGGAATCGTATTCCATATCACCGGCATTGTTATAGATAACGCCCTCATCAACACTGGCCTCGCCATGGGCAAGCACTTCATCGATATGGGCCTCGGGGTTAGCACCGGCCAGCACCAGGCTCAATTCTCGGATAATGCCATGAGCCACATTTCCTCGGCTTTTATCGCCGGCGTATTGCAGTCCATTCGCCCAAATGGAAAAGGACGTAATGTCACGGTTCTTCACAAGAGCCTTCGCATTACGTCCCTGGTCAGTGTCATTAAAGGTTACATAAGCCCTCATGCCCTCGGGCTCAGCCTTCAAAAGGGCATGACCCAGAACATTCTTGGCATCGTTATGCTGGTGGTTCCATACAAGTGGCACTTCCTGGCCGTCCTGCTCTCGGAATGCGCCTGGCATAATCGTTCTACCGTCGCCGCAAAGCACACCAAACTTGGTGGCCCAGCCACGGCAATCGTAATTACGCTTAGCCATTTTGATTCTCCTCCTTTGGAGCGATCGGTTTGCTGTTTACAAGCTCTTCCTTACTCTGACTGATGTTGGGGTTCGTCAGTTCATCCGACTTCGGGTCCTCATTTGGGCGATAGCCAACGATCTGGCGCAGTTCATTCGAACTCAGGATCTCATTCCGGCGGAACTTATCAGCCACGTCAGCCAACTGTGCAACCGGCACCAGCTTAAACGGATCGTTAAAGAACACGATCGACTGATGCTGGCTCCTGGCCGTCTTAGTCAGGAACTTTCGCCGCATCTCCAACACGATAGCGGATACGATCGGTTCAATCGTCCGGTTATAGTAGTTCAGCATCGTCTTATCGTCAGCCGTTCCATCCATAACCGCCTGGGTAATACCCAACTGGCTCCAAAGCAGATTCTGCAAATACTCGATCTGCTTCATCAGGTTGTTATCAAGGCTTCGGTTCAGCTGAGTAATGCGCTCGGTGCCATCAGTGTAAGCAATGCCGTATTTGGACCCTGCCAGCTGATCTTCCACAAGCTTTCGCCGTTCTTCAGCCTGTTTCCTTCGGGCCTCTGTCTTGATGACATAAGGCAGCTGGATAATCAGATCAAGCTTACCGGAACTGGTCTGCTCGTCCACAACATCCAAAAGGGCCAACTTACGGATCAGGCGCTGCATCGTCGAGTTAGGCTCATTCATTACCGCAAACAGCGGATTCTCCACAATGCCAACAATGCTTTTGGGCAGAGTGACTTCTTCCTGCCGCCCGGTCTGGTCATTGTAAAGCCGAATCCGTACCCGATCGGGATACCATTCGATCACCTTGCCAACCCGCAAGCTCTGGATGTCATATCCATTGGTCATAAGCGGGCTGGAGGTAGTATCCACTGGAACAATCGCGATGCAGCCCTCGTCCATCAGGCTCATAACCATGTCCTGGATAAATGCACGGCCTGTCTGGTCAATGTTCGCTTCCACATTCAGGCAGTTGTTTAGCCCGCTGTCGATTTCTTTCAGGAAACGGTCATCCTCATCCATCCGGGCATGAACCATTTTGATTGCAGCGCAGTCGATACCGATTCGGTTGATAACCGAGGTCACGATCGTTCGCTCATTGCCTCTCGTAAACCGTACACGGTCAGGCCGGTAGCCATAACTAACCTCGCCGCCGCGATAAACCGGAGGGTCTCGAATCAAGAACGCATTCCAGGCGCGTTTCACCCTGGAGCCAAAAGAGTAATTTTCTTCCATGGTTTAACCTCACAGATACCGGTTCACAAAGGCACGTCCGGCGGCTCTTACAATCTGGAAATCGTCTTTCCGATTTTTCTTTTTCCACTCTTCCCCGGAGTTAATCACAACGTAATTCCACATAGTTCTCCCCTCCAGAAATATCAGCGTTTATTCTTTACAATAACATCGGCAGCAGCATCGCTGTCCATGGTATAACCAATCTGTTCATTAGCATGTTCGTCAACAAGCCGCTTAGCATATTTGGCACCTTTACTTACAATCGTTCCGTAGGCTAAACTACCAACTGCTCCAGTAGCCGCAGCAATACCCAATGGAACATTCGCCACATTACCAGCAGCAATAAACGCCGCTCCGGCAGCAATTGTGCCTGCAATGGCAAGCGTTTCTTTAACATCTGCTTCTGCTGTAATTTTTTGTTTCTTATAGTTGGCTTCGCTCTGGATTCTCGATTTGGCAATGTTTTTACCGCCATAAAACTTGATTCGGTCCGCTGCTTCCTTGCGATTGCGTTCGACGTCCTCTTTATTCCATTCTTCCTTGTCCATTAAAGCTCTTTTACGGCCAAGGGTGGTCAACCGGCCATTTTTATCCTGGAATCGCCGCACACCCCATTTCATACCCAGAATGCCGTGATGAGCCAGGTAATCTTCTTCTCCAGCATATTGGTATTCCCACATAATTCTCACCTCAATCAAACTGTTCGCGGTTGATCTTATATGCCACATAAGCATCCATCATGGCTGCTACAGCATCGATCTTTTCCTCGTAGCGTTTCTTAAATAGTTTTCGGTTGCCGTTGGTATCTTCCAACGTAATGCAGTTACCCATGGCAAAAGTCATAAGCTCCTCATCAAACAACAGCATCCTCTCCCCTGCAAGCTTCTTCAGCTCACCCAATGGTACGGATTCCGTCTTAGCGCCCTGGATAACCTTCTCGATGCCAAAAGGCCCGTTCTCGTTTTCCCATCGGGCCACGAACTCTTTCGCATTATAGGGGTCAAAGCCAAAAGCCCGAACATCGTATTCGTACTGAGCAATGTGAGCATCCAAGTCATCATAGACCTGCATCATATCCAAAACAGTGCCGTCCATAACCACAAGACTGCCTTCGGCCATAAACCGGTCATACAGCTGCCGCATAGCCGCCGGGAGCTTCATCAATGTCAACGAGGTTATGTAGTTCCTCGTCTTAACACCAAAGCACCCGTTGGAAAGCGGAAACAGAAACGTAAACGCGCAGAAGTCGTCGCCCTGGCTAAGGTCTGCCCCCAAAGCACACGGCATCTTCCAGTATTCCCTGTGCCGGTGAGGCAGCGTTTCCTCGTAGGTAAAGTAGTAGGTATAACCCTCCATGGGTAAACCGAATCTCTTTGCCAAAGTATCATTGCGAACCGCCGGGTTCTGTTCAGCACGTTCTACTTCCAGCTGATAAGTCTCGTAGGTAACTGTCTTACCGAGGTTCGGATTTGCCTTCAGCCAGGTATTGGGGTCTCCTACCTCGTCTACCGAGTCCAGCTTGTACCACCAAATCGAAACATGCGGGTTGACATAATCACCTTTCAGGATCTTCATAAGCTCCATTTTGATTGTGTCACCGCTGCCGTTTCGTACAGTACCCTCAGAGCTCGTAGCAATGATAAGATAGTCGTTGTTGTAGGCTCCACCCTGCTCCTTACTGGCCGACTGCTCAATAGCACCAATTGGATCTTCCCGGATGTCACCGGAAAGCCATTCGTCCACGGTCGCACACTTAACACGCAAGCCCTGGAGTTTGTCGATTACCATAGGTCGGATCTCCAAAAGAGACCCAGTCAGGAAATCTTCGATGCCCTTCTTGGTCGGCGTCAGCTTTACACGATTCATTCGGGAACCGGTCGTATTCTGCAAAGAGCCTTCGGTCAAAAACTTGAACAAAGGCCCTCTGGATCTGGTAATAGCTGTCCGGATCGGCGAAAGTGTTTCATCCGCCTGGCGCATAGTCGGGGCCGTAGCAATCTGCAAAGTGGTTGAAGTATCCACAGTCAGGAAGTAAGCCTGCATACAAGAAGCATATAAAGATTTAGCAGCACCTCGTCCAACGATAAGGTACTGCTTAGTGATCAGTCGCTTCTTAATTCTCTTGTTTACAAAGTGGCCGCCATGGCCGTCCTCATTCGGCTCATACACACTTCGCTCAATAAAGTAGTACCAGCCAAACACCTGCTCACCCCATAACTTAAAGGTATCCAGCAGATGCAAATCAGAACCGTCAGTCAAGACTAACTCGCTCTCGCAAAAAGAGATCCAGCCTTCAACTTTTTTATCATCGTAATAGATGCCCGGATTAGCAATCAGATCATCAATCCGGTGCATCTCCAGTTCCACTTCTCGGCTAATTGGTATTTCGCCCCGGATTACGGCCTCCCGAAACTGGCCGTAGTATCTCGGTACGGCAGTATTAGAGAGCGCCATAATTTCTCCTTATTTCTTCTTGCTCTGCTCATCCATCAGCTTCATCAGCTTGTCGATATTGGTATACAGTTTTGTACCACTATCTAGAACCTTGTTAGCCGTATCAGTTGCAGCAAGGGCTTTGTCAATAAATTCTTTTCCCTTGTTCTTCTCTTTCGGGATAAGGTCCTTGATCTTCTTCTCAACAGCCAAACGGCTGTAAATCTCTGTCAGTTCCTTATCATCAAAGAGCCCAGCATTGTCGTACACTTTTTTTGCATTTCTGGATTTCCGGATTCGCTCTTTCTTTTGCTCAACGCTTTCATTGGCCGAAGTATCATCTTCCCCATCACCATACCTCTTCCGGCCCGCCGGGGTCAAAGTACCATCTTTGTTCTGGTATCGTCTGACTCCCCACTTCATGCCGAGAATGCCATGATGATACAATTCATCATAGTCTCTATAGCACCACATTTTGATTCCTCCTCGTCAGCTGCAATCACAAGTCTCTGCTGCCACGTTCAACCGCCACTCAAACTCAGAGACCAGCTTTTCCATCGAGGCAATAGCCGCGCTGCTGGTAGGCGGATCAAAGAGCAGCCGTACTTTCATGTACACGTAGGTCTTTACATCGTTCAGCCTCGGGTCCTCCGGGATAAACATATCCCAAGTCTCTGAAGCATCATTGATAGAGAAACCAGTCTTTGGCCCTACCCCCAGCTGGGTAAGGATAGAAAAGACGGAATTGATGTCTACAATGATGTCGGTATCAAATACGTCATAGTCCTCGGCTATTCCCAGCTTCTTCTTGATGGTGTTTAGGATACTTTCCATACTCAACCTCGTTTCCAGGGGCATGTATCATTCGGTGCCCTCGTAACGGGGCCTCTCGGTAAAAGATCCGCGTCCCCATAATGTATAGCATTGTGCGTCCGTGTAATTGTAGTGATCAGATACTCAGGATTCAAAAGCAGATCGCTTCGCTTCAGGATATCCTCTTTGGAGATAGGGTTCATGTGGTGGATCAGGATTTTTGGCCGAACATATTTACCATTCTTCCAAAATCCATTGATCTCATGTCCTTCCATTCCAAGGTCACATCCGCCATCCCGTACAATCACGCGGTCTCGCAGTTGTTTCCACTCTTCGCTCTGGTAAAATATCTGGTTCAGGTAACGGTCAAACCCAAATGTGTCCGCTCCGACTTCACCATCGAGCCTAAGGTACTCATAGCGTTCCTCAAAGGTAGAATATCCGCATAGCTCTGTGTATGTCCTAAGCATCTTCTTCTCCCTGGCCGCTATACCGTCTCATAGACTTAATAGCTTCCTCGTACATCTCACCCATCTGGGCTGCAGCAGCAAGATTATTCTTCTTGGCTTCCATCAACTCGATCTGCTTCTCAAGTGCTTCCTTCTCGAGCCGTGCTTTCTGGGAGCCAAGTTTTAAAAAGTGGGTAAGCTCCTGGCTGGAAGCTGTTCCTTCAAGGATTCGCTTCTCCGCAAGATCCATAGCCAGCTCAATCAGCTGGTTTTCCCGTGCTTCCGGCGTCAGAGCCGGTCTAATCGTCCTTTTCGAGCCAGATTCATTGGTAGTCTTTGCTCTTCTCAACTGTTTCCGACTCCTTTCTTGTCAGATTCTCCGGCTTTTTGTAGTGGTATGTAGGGGTGTA